TGCACTTGGCAAGAGTGTTTTAAGAATCCATAACATAGCGGTTTCGGTGACAGATCAGAATGGAACTTCGGTTGAAATTACAGGGCAGGAAGAAGCGGCTGCTCAGTTTGTACTTACAACTCAGTCGGCTGGAAGTACTCTTCCTTTGCCTTCTGATCGTTCTGTTATCTCTTCTGGGTCAATTTTGGCCTCTAGAACTGCAACAGGTAGCGGGTTGGCTGCAAGAAACTACGAAGAGTTCGATAATTTACCTCAATTATGGACAAATGGTTACCTAGTTGCAGTCGATCAGATATTTATTGGCGGGCAAGCATCACAGTATTGGGACGGAGATGTCTACTTTCACATAGTAATGGAATGCACAGTTGAAACAATGTCTCAAGCGGCTGCTATGGCATTATCGCTAAGTCAACAATAATTGGTGATAACTTGGCGCTAACTAAGAAAGAGAAAGAGTTCATTGAGGCTGTTTCTCGTAGGCAAGATCAACTAGAACTTATGCTTGGTGGCATGATCGGTGGCGGTTTTGGTCGAGGATTGGTCATGTTCGATCAAGAATTAGGTGATCGAGAGTTTTTATTGAATAGATCCAATACTGAAAGGAATCTTCAAGCGGGAAGACTTGGCAAAAAAGTTGGCAAAGCAGCGCGGAAGAAAATAAAAAGAAAAGTCTCCCCGTATCAAAGAGAGTTCGGAAAGCAACTTAAGGTACTAAAGAAGAAGCATCCTCGAACAAAGATCTCCAAATTGATGAGGAGAGCGCACATAGCCACAAGGAAGGTCAGAAAATGAAACGAACAGGTAAAACCCTTACTTTATCAGGACAATTAGCAAAACGATCAGCAGGAGTTGACATAGGAGTTGATCCTACTACTATTCTTGAATATGGGAACGTCCTAGACATTAACAAAGCATGGAAGGTTGTTTCTTATCGTGTTTGGCTTCAAGAAAGAGATGGAGCAGCATTAGGGCTTACTGATGAAGCCGTTATGACGCTATATACTCAATTGAATACTGATTTTGTTCAACCTGTTGATCCTACTTGGTATAATGCTGAAATCAATAGATCTATTGCTTATTCCAATACTTTGTATAATGCTACGGTTCCGGCATACAGATCAGGAGTATATTCTAATTCTGGTGTTGGGATCCAAAACCAATCTTATTTTATTCAACCAGAACATATAGTTCAAAATAATCTGATCTTAGGTGCTCAGTTGCAAGGCGGCGGATCATCAGAAAATGCCACTTACACAGTGAATTATATTGTCTACCTAGAAGAATATGATATATCAGCCGCAGAATCAATAATATTCAATGTTAAATCAAAAGGTCAAGATCTATCTCAATAATTTATTGAATAATTTCTTGATCCAACTTTGACTAGCTATTTTTTGTATGCTAAGCAGTTGACTGTTTAGATCTGTAATTAGTAACTGTAATTTTTCTATTGCTTCTTCTCTCTCTTTAATTTTTAATTGTAGACTGAAATAAGACATCTTTTCGTACTCATCAGATCCCTCTAATCTAAAATGACGCTCCAATGCGTTATTCATTCTTTGTGATCTCTTGCCTTTAGGGATCTCATGGTATGCATCTTGAACCTTCTTTGAAACATTAATTGCAATAACCGGCATATTTAGCACTCCGTATAATGACCACAATGAGGGCATTCATTAAAATAAACTAGATTTTTAATTTCGCATGGGTGAACTTCATCTTTTTGCCATGTCTTTCCATCGTCATCAGAAAACTCTAACTCATCAGATGAGATCACTCTCATAATTAATGGAGTATAGAACCCATTACAGCACTTAGATCCACAATCACAAGCGTGATGTGTACGACACCATTCATTGTAACAAGTATATGGATGGGTCATATCATCCACTCCTGATCTATTCTATCTCTACATCGCTCACAAATGCCCCATGTGTGCATCTTCTGGTCAATATAGCATTTCCTTATTCGGCATAAACAACACTTTGTGTACTCGTCCATAGTAAAACGGGGTACTGCATGTTTATATAAACCTCGCGGAGCGAAAAAAAAACTCGTTTTTTGGATCTTTTTCGTAGAAAAAGCATATGCGCGATATAGCATCCGCTATGAATGGATAAGCATCCGTGAGGGTGATCTCTTATAATTATGTTCATAATAATGATTATAGATAGGATTGGGGTTGGGGAGCATATGGCAAAGAGTGATTCTTTCTTTATTCGCGCAAAATTGAACGCCGGTGGATCTACCGGAACAGGTTACAACACCTACTTTGAGGATGGTATTTCTCTTGGATCTTATGTTGATGCACTTGGCAAGAGTGTTTTAAGAATCCATAACATAGCGGTTTCGGTGACAGATCAGAATGGAACTTCGGTTGAAATTACAGGGCAGGAAGAAGCGGCTGCTCAGTTTGTACTTACAACTCA